TAATAAAGGTAAAATGGCTGAAGAAGTTAAACGTGCATTGACTGAACGTGACACTAAATTGATGTTAGATAATTTGGTTGCTGCTATAGGTACCAAAGTAATTCCTTTATTTACTAAACTGGCAGAAGTAACTCGTTATCTTGCAAAGACATTTGCTTATATTGTAGATAAGTTTGGCTACGTAGTGGGTATGGGTGACTTGAATCTAAGTGCAGCCTTCGCTACTAACTTAGAAGATGCTACTGAAATTTTAAAAGATGAAGAAAAGAAACTTGCCGATATTACAAAAGAACGAATAAAAACAGAAGAAAAACTTCAAAAAGTACAAAAAGAAAAATTAAAATTAGAAGAAGAAGAAAAGGAAGGATTTGGTGCCAAGGCCCCGTGGAAATATCAAGATTTAACTAGAAAACGTGTAGAAGAAGAATCATTAAAGGATAAAGTAAAATCACTTAGAGAAAGACAATCAGCCGCTAAAACCAATGTAGGTGACCTTAAAGATATTAAAAAATCACATGAAGATACAGCGGCTGCAAAATCAGCCGAAGATACTGCAAAGGCAGCGGCAGCTAGAAAGAATGCGGCAGCAACAGATGAAAGAAGAACAGACTCACCTCAAGCTAGAGCAGCCAGGGCTGCTGAACCTAGCAACAAGTCTGGTAAACCTAAAGATCCATTAGCTAAACTTAATTTAAAAAGTCCAGAAGCAGTCGCAGGTGGAGAGTCTAGTCCTAAGTTATTAGCACTTGCAGAAAAAATACAAGAGATGATACCTAATGCAAGGTTTACTGCTCTTAATGATTTGTACCATAAGAGCGAAAACTATAAAAATGAACGTGCAAAAAAAGGTATTACTGGTCCAAGCTCACATGAAAGGGGTGTTGCACTTGATATGACATTACCGGACGATCAAGTAGATTCTCCCGAAAAACGAAAACAAATTATAGATCAATTGCGTGGTTTAGGATTCAGTAAAGTTTTAGATGAGTATGCTAAACTATCGCCCGGGGCTACAGGCGGCCACTTCCATGCAGAAATCCCGCAAGCCTTACACGGTGGAATGTTCAGTGGCCCTGCAACTGGTTATAATGTAAGAATGCATAGTGATGAATTAGTGATACCAAAAGAACAAGCATCAGTTAAAAAGACTTCATTAAATGATTTGGGCTCATCTAATAATGCTAGTACTACTGATATGATGGACATGTTTACTAGCAAACTAGAAGCCAAGCTTGACACTATGATTGATTTTATGAGCAGGTCACATATGACTCAAGAAGAACTATTGCAGTATACACGTGCGTGACGATAAATACTCATTATGACTTATAAGAAGCGTTTTACCGGTATTAATGCTACAGGACAGATGAGTCCCATTTCAGGTAGCAATAGCAACCGTGGTGCCTGGAATAGTGGCGCTGGAATGAATATGACACAAACTGGTGGAATGAACAATGACCAGTTTGGCTATAAGAACTATCAAAACAGATTACCCGAAGTATATACAGGTCATCCAAATCGTATTGAGCGTTATAATCAATATGAAATGATGGATGTTGATGCTGAAGTAAACGCATGTTTAGATATTATTGCTGAGTTTAGCACTCAGAAAAATGACCAAAACAATACTCCATTTGAGCTTGAATTTCGTGAAGAACCAACATCACATGAAGTTGAGATTCTTAAGAAACAATTACAACAATGGTGTAAATTGAATGAACTAGACACTAGAGTGTTTAAAATATTCCGTAACAGTATTAAGTACGGAGATCAAGTATTCATTCGTGATCCAGAAAACTTTAAGTTATACTGGGTTGACATGACTAAAGTTACTAAAGTTATTGTTAACGAAAGTGAAGGTAAGAAGCCTGAGCAGTATGTTATCAAAGACATTAATCCTAACTTACAGAATCTAAGTATAGCAGAAAAGACTACAACTGACTTTGGTATGAGTCCTGCTACTGGCTTTGGTGGAACAGGTGGCGGCCAAGCTGGAGCAGGATATGCAGTACCATCTAGCCCTAATAATACTACAGGTAGTCGTTTTAGTTTAGGTATGAATGAAGCCGCTATCGATGCTAAACATATTGTACACTTAAGCTTAACAGAGGGTTTAGATAGATATTGGCCCTTCGGTCAAAGTATCTTAGAGAACATCTTTAAAGTTTATAAGCAAAAAGAATTACTAGAAGATGCTATCTTAATCTATCGTATACAACGTGCACCAGAGCGTAGAGTCTTTAAAATTGACGTTGGTAATATGCCAAGTCACATGGCAATGGCATTCGTTGATAGAGTAAAGAACGAGATTCACCAAAGACGTATTCCAAGTGCAATGGGTGGTCAATCAATTATGGATGCTACATATAATCCATTGTCAATGAATGAAGATTACTTCTTCCCAGTTACTGCTGATGGTCGTGGTAGTGATGTTACTACATTACCCGGTGGTGATAATTTAGGTCAGATTGATGATTTACGTTACTTCAACAATAGGTTAGCTCGTGGTTTACGAGTGCCAAGTAGCTATTTACCTCAAGGTCCAGAAGACAGTCCTACTCCATTAAGTGATGGTAGAGTAGGTACTGCTATGATTCAAGAGTTCCGTTTCAATCAATATTGTGAGAGACTACAGAACTATCTAAGTCAGAAATTAAATGACGAATTCAAGTTGTTTATGCGTTGGAGAGGGTTCAATATTGATAGTGGTTTATTTGATATTAAATTTAATTCACCACAGAACTTTGCAGCCTATCGTCAAAGCGAATTAGATACAGCACGTGTATCAGTATTCCAAACAATGGAGCAGTTTCCATATATGAGTAAGCGTTTTGCAATGCAACGTTTCTTGGGACTAACTGAAGAAGAAATTGAAGAAAATCAACGTCTATGGTTTGAAGAACGTGAGAAACCAGAAGATGCAGAAGTCAAGGGTAGTGATTTACGTAGTATTGGAATTAGTCCGGGTGATATGGATTCTGATGAAGAAATTGCTGACAATTTACCTGACGAAGATATGGAAGCTCCTCCTCCTGGAATGGAAGGAATGCCTCCAGGTGAAGGCCCGGCACCAATGCCAGCCCCAGGTGGACTACCTCCTCCGCCAATGTGATAAATAAATGATATGAAATTATTTGAAATGTTCGAGCCTGCGGTAGAAGGTTATCAGGATCAAAGTACTGATAACAGTAAACCTAAGTGGAAAGAAACACGTAAAACAAAATTAACTCTTAGACAAATTCGTAAATTACGTAAGATGGTGGATGTGCGTAATTATGAAAAATCACAAAATCTAAAAAAACTCCGTAAACAGTATACACCTGTTTCACCGGACGTACCGGGATTATAACACCCAAATCTCTATATTTTTTGCAAAAACGCAAAAAAATAGCACTTATTGAGTATATTTGGCGACTACTCGCTAAATAACTTTACACAAGCCATTTCTATTTCAGGAGAACAAACAATGGATAACAAAAAATTTGAATCACTTATTGAGTTAATTATCAATGAGAACGAAGAACAAGCACGTGCATTATTTCACGATATCGTAGTTGAGAAAAGCCGCGAGATTTATGAATCAATGATGTACGAAGAGGCTGAAGAAGACCTCGAAGAAGCAAAAGACGAAGAACTAGAAGAGGGTGAAGAAGACCTCGAAGAAGGTCTTGACGAGATGGGCGGCGGAAGCATGGACACAGTCGAAAGCTTACTAGATGAAATCGGTGTCGAAGAAGAAGGCATGGTCGAAGACGAAGAAGAATTCGGCGGTGAAGAAGAATTCGGTGACGAAGGTGATATGGGCGAAGAGTCTTTAGAAGACCGCGTTGTTGACTTAGAAGACAAGCTTGATGAATTGATGGCTGAATTCGAAGAAATGATGGGCGACGAAGACGGTGACGAATTTGGCGGTGACGAAGAAGGCATGGACGACATGGACGACGAAGAAGGCATGGACGACATGGACGACGAAGACGAAGAAGCCGCTATGATGGAAGCTGTACAATTACAGAAAGTTTCTGTAACACACGGTGACAATGGTGCTCAACCAAAGAGCCCAGTAAGCGGTGGTACTAAGATTTCTGGTAATGGCGCTAAAGCTGTAAACTTCACATCTGGTGATGGTGGTAAAGGTGGTACACAAGGTGGACTATTGAACCCAGCTACTAAAGATGTTAAAGGTGCAGGTCAATTCAAAAATGCTCCCGGTGGTAAGAAAGCTGATTTAGAAGCAGCTCCAAAGCCAAAGCATGGTGATGACGGTGCAGACAAGAGAAGCCCAGTAGCAGAATCTAAAAAGTCTGTTAAGAAGATTATTAAGAAGTAAGGATACCTGAGATAATGGCTTTGTATCTTAGAGAGAACTTAACATTCGACCGAGCAAATATGGTCGTGGAGAGTGTTAAGGAAGATGGTGATAAGAAGTCCCTTTATATGAAGGGGATCTTCATCCAGGGTGGGGTACGCAACGCTAATGAGCGTGTGTATCCTGTTCCCGAAATTGAAGCAGCCGTCGGAACTCTAAACGAGCAGATTACTGAAGGACATTCTGTATTAGGTGAAGTAGATCACCCGGATGATTTAAAAATCAATTTGGATCGTGTATCACATATGATTACTAATATGTGGATGGATGGACCAAATGGATTCGGAAAACTAAAGATTTTACCTACTCCAATGGGAGAACTTGTTTCTACCATGTTAAGTAGTGGTGTAAAATTAGGTGTTTCAAGCAGAGGCAGCGGTAACGTTGATGACGCAAGTGGAAAGGTTAGTGACTTTGAAATAGTCACTGTGGATATTGTCGCACAGCCAAGTGCACCAAATGCATACCCTAAAGCAATTTATGAAGGCATGATGAATATGCGTCATGGTCATAGAATGTTGGATATTGCAAAAGATGCACAAAACGACAGTAAAGTACAGAGATACTTGAAAGAGGAAGTAATGCGCCTCATCAAGGATCTCAAAATCAAATAAAGGGGAATAAGCATGTTTGATGCTATCAAACCATTACTTGAAAGTGGTCTAATTAATGATGAAACTGGTCAAGCTTTAAACGAAGCTTGGGAGTCTAAGTTAAATGAAGCCCGCGAACAAGTACGTGCAGAGCTCCGCGAGGAATTTGCACAGCGTTATGAACACGATAAGTCCGTAATGGTGGAAGCCCTTGATAAGATGGTTACAGATGGTCTATCAACTGAAATTGAAGAATTTCAAGCTGAAAGACAAGCAATGAATGAAGACCGCGTAAAAGCAAAACAAAAGCTAAGTGAAAACGCAGCCAAGTTCAATAATTTTATGGTTACTAAACTATCCGAAGAAATTAAAGAACTACGTGCAGAACGCAAACTTCAACTAGAGAGTCAGCAAAAGTTAGAGCAATTTATTGTTCATGCTTTAGCACGTGAAATCAAAGAATTCTCACAAGACAAACAAGCTGTAGTTGAAGCAAAGGTTAAGTTAGTTGCTGAAGGTCGTAAACAACTCGAAACATTGAAAGCACGTTTTGTTGCTGAAAGTGCTAAGAGAATGAACGAATCTGTAGCTAAACATCTCAAGAGTGAATTAGGACAATTGAAAGAAGATATTAAGACCGCACGTGAAAACGATTTTGGTCGTAAGATTTTTGAATCTTTTGCAAGCGAGTTCTCTGTTACTCATTTAAATGAGAAAGCAGAAACACGTAAGTTAATGTCTGCATTAACGCAAAAGGATCAGCAAATTGCCGAATCCATCAAAACAATCAGTCAAGCTAAAAAGTTGATTGAATCAAAAGAACGTGAAGTCAAAATTATCAAAGAATCTAATAGCCGTCAAAAAGCTATGGATGAATTGCTAGGAACTCTAAATGAGGAAAAAGCAAAGGTAATGAAAGACTTACTAGAAAGCGTCCAAACGCCTCGTCTACAGGCCGCTTTCGATAAGTATCTACCAGCAGTGCTTCAAAACATTACTGAGAAGAAAGAGGTGAAAAAGCCTGTTCTGTCAGAGAGTGTAAAAGCTATGACTGGGGATAAAGCTGCCGTAAAACAATATGTTGAAGTCGAAGTACGTGACAACGTTATAGACATTAAACGTTTGGCAGGGCTTTAATTTTAAAGACATAATTTAGGAGAAATATAAATGTCACAAGTTCTATTAGAAAGCCGTTGGGACGAGACCAAAGAAGCCCTACTCGAAGGTCTTAAAGGTACTCGCCGCTCAACAATGAGTGTTATTTTAGAAAACACTAAGAAGTCACTACTATCTGAGTCATCAGCTGGTACGACTACAGCAGGTAATATCGCTACATTAAACCGTGTGATTCTACCAGTTATCCGTCGTGTAATGCCAACAGTTATCGCTAACGAGTTGGTAGGCGTTCAGCCAATGACGGGTCCAGTAGGTCAAATTCACACTCTACGTGTTCGCTATGCTCAGTCTTTAACAGACAACAGTGCAGCAGGTACAAGTGTTTCAGCAGGTGAAGAGGCATTAAGCCCATTCAAGATTGCTGAAGCTTATTCACGCACACCTTACGGTACATCATCAACTAGCTCTTATACAGCTAATGATACTGCTGCCTTAGAAGGTAACGGCGGTAAGCAAATCAGCGTACAAATCTTGCGTCAAGCTGTTGAAGCTAAATCACGTAAGTTGCAAGCACGTTGGACATTTGAGGCAGCACAAGATGCTCAGTCTCAACATGGTATTGACGTTGAAGCAGAAATCATGGCAGCTCTTGCACAAGAGATTACTGCTGAGATTGACCAAGAAATTCTTTTAAGCCTATCTTCATTGGCTACAACTGAATTTACATTTAACCAAGCTACTGTATCTGGTACAGCTACATTTGTTGGTGACGAACACGCTGCCCTAGCCGTTCTTATCAATCGTGTTGCTAACTTGATCGCCCAACGTACACGTCGTGGCGCAGGTAACTGGGCTGTTGTATCTCCAGCTGCATTAACAGTATTGCAATCTGCAACTACTTCTGCATTTGCTCGTACTACAGAAGGTACATTCGAAGCTCCAACTAACACTAAGTTCGTTGGTACATTGAACGGTGCTATGCGTGTTTTTGTTAACAGCTATGCACAAGACACACAACCAGTATTAGTTGGTTACAAAGGTTCATCTGAGACAGATGCAGCGGCATTCTATTGCCCATACATCCCATTGATGAGTTCTGGTGTTGTTCTAGATCCTAGTACATTCGAACCAGTAGTTAGTTTCATGACTCGTTATGGTTATGTTGAGTTAACAAACACAGCATCATCATTTGGTAATGCGGCTGATTATCTAGGGGAAATTGCGGTCAGCAATTTAACTTTTCAGTGAAATCAATCACTTACGAGAGCTACTTTATGTAGTTTTCAACAAAAGGGGCACGAAAGTGCCCTTTTTTGTGTACAAAATTAGTGGAACGTGAGATTTTACATAAATACTATTATGCTAATAAACAAATATTCCAAACTCTATCATAAGATAACTTCTAATGCCAAGCAACGCATTACTGAAGGATATACTGAACTACATCATGTTATCCCCCAATCAATGGGAGGTAGCAATGACAAAGAAAATCTAGTAGAACTTACAGCAAGAGAACATTTCATATGTCATTGGTTACTGATTAAAATGACAGAAGGTGAAGATAGAAGTAAAATGCTATATGCACTCAATGGAATGAAAGCAGAGAATAGATATCAACAAAGATACCATACAAAAATCACAGCAAGAGTATATGAAAATTATAGAATAGAACACGCAGAGAATCACAGTAAAAGAATGAAGGGCAGGCCTGCTTGGAATAAAGGTAGAAAATTAAAGGGTGAAGAATTAGAAAAACAACGTGAAAGAACAAAAAATAGAAAACAAATGTCACCTGAAACAAAAACTAAATGGATTGCGGACCGAGTAGCTACAGTTACTGGTACTAAAAGAAGCGAACAAGCCAAACAGAATATATCGTTAGCACTTAAAGGTAAACTAAAAGGTCCTATGAGTGAAGAAGAAAAACTAAAGCGTTCCATAACACAAAAAGGTGTAGCAAAAGTAAAGACACATGGAGCAAACGTAGCCAATGCCGTTCTTGGTAATATAAGTATCAACAAAGACAATGTTGAGAAGAAAGTAAAGAAAGATGTACTACAACAATATCTCAATGATGGTTGGCAACTAGGTGGCAAAAAGCGTAAGATAGAATAAATACAATATCTCAATGGGATGGGAAGACATTGAAGCACTCTTAGGAGTGCTTTTTTGTTGGATAAAATCTCTTACACATATAGTAATATCTAGCTAGTAGACTATGTTTTTTTGGGTTAAATATCTAATGAACGAAATATTATACACTTTAATAGTTACACACATCACTATTGTATGTGTTACCCTATTCTTACATAGAGGTCAAGCACATAAATCCATCGAATTTAATACTATATTAAGTCACTTTATGAGACTATGGCTGTGGTTAACAACCGGAATGGTTACAAAACAATGGGTGGCTATACATCGCAAACATCACAGATATAGTGACATTGAAGGTGATCCTCATACTCCGCATGTGTATGGGATCTATAACGTATTATTCAAAGGTGCATCACTCTATCACTCTGCAAGTAAAGATACTGAAATGATTAAACAGTATGGTGTTGGTACACCTGATGATTGGATGGAACAAAATGTATACAGTAAACATAGTCGTCTAGGAATTGTTTTGTTATTATTAATAAACTTACTTTGTTTTTCTTATTGGGGATTACTAATCTGGGTTATACAAATGATATGGATTCCATTCTGGGCTGCCGGTGTAATCAATGGAGTTGGACATTGGGTAGGTTATCGTAACGGTGAAACTAAAGATCACAGTCGTAACATTAGTCCGTGGGGAATTATCATAGGTGGAGAAGAATTACATAACAATCATCACTTAGATCCAGCAAGTCCTAAACTCAGTCGTAGATGGTTTGAGTTTGATATTGGTTATATGTGGGTAACAATATTTAAATCAGTAAAACTAGCAAAAATAAGATGAATGCAATATCTTAACGTGATAGGAAGACATTAAAGAACTTTTATGAGTGCTTTTTTTTTGGATGCCAAAAATCGCATTTCGTTAAAAATGATAAATACTCAATAAGAAATATTTGGAACATCCATGGCAGCAGACCCATTTAACTCAGTTGGCGGATACACAATAGGAATACCGCCCGTACCTGTCATTGACAGTAACGGTAACATCACGGGCAATAATATTGTAGGTAATACATTAAACATTAGTACCAATGCAAATATCGGTGGTACGTTAATAGTTAATAGTATTTTTGCTAATTCAATAGCAGGTAATATAACCGCTAACATTGTAGTGCCTGGCAGCAACACTGAAGTATTATATAATAATCAAGGTAGTGCAGGAGCAGATGCGGCATTCACATTTAACAGTGCAACAAAGCTTTTAGCAATAGATGGTGATTTAATTGCCAATAGTATAACAATGGGATATGGTCCGTTAGAGTTCTGTACATCACGTGTTATATTTGCTACAAGTTCAAGTAATGGAGCTAATCAAGTTTTACATAGAACTCAAGCTGATACCATATCAAGTATTGACTATACTATTATTGCTACTGACGCAATAGGTAACAATAGACAAACTAGTAAGCTATTTGCAAGCGTTTTGGGTACAGAAGTTGGATACTTTGAATATGGTACAATTGATGTACCTCAATTAGGCCCGGGAGTAGGTGACTTCAGAGTGCAGTATGATTCTGCAAATAATGATGTTACATTAACCGTGACACCTGTACCAAGTACTCTTGTCAATTACAGAATAATGACTACAAGTTATAAAGAATAAGGAAACAAGAAATGGCAATTAGACCCTTTAACTCAGTTGGTGGTTTCTCAGTAGGAGAAAACCCAACACTCATCATAGATGCAAACGGTAACGTTACAACAACTACCGCTAATCTAACAGGTAATATATCTACATATGGTATTTTAACTGACAATTACCTTTATGCTAACGGCAATCCAGTTGACTTTCAACAGGCAGCCGGTGGTAATGGCGAAATTCAATACAATAGTAATAATGATTTTGGTGCTAGTTCTGCTTTTTCATATACTTCAGGTACACTGACAGTTGGTTTTGCTTCTAATGGTGACATTAAAACTGACGCATTAACTGTTTCAAATTCAATAGGTGCCGCAAATTTAAATCTTACTGGTACAGCTAATGTTGATATTCTTACTGCTAATGGGAATGTTACTGCAAATTATTTTATAGGTAATGGTAGTTCTTTAACTGGTTTGGTATCTAACACTATCTTTCAAGGTAGTAGTAACGTTGTAGTAGATGCATCTAATGTTACTGTATCGGTTAATGGCACAACTAACGTTGCAAAATTTTTGGAAACCGGTACAGAACTTTTTGGTAATCTTTCAATTGCAAACATCACTACGGGAAGTAACGCTAACTTAACATTAGATCCAAATGGTGATGGTATAGTAGTAATTGCAGACACATCAGGTGGCGCAACTGGCATTCAATTAGGTAATGCTACACTAGGTAATTTAACAAGTAACGCATTATCAATGACAACAGCAACTACAGTAACAAATGGTATAGCACAATTAAATGAAATTTTAGGTAAGCTTGTTCCACCTTCACCCCCTGCATTCCCTGCAAGTCAAACACTATCAGTTGCTAGTTTATCAACTTATCGTATGGCTAACTTTGTACAAACAGATAATACACCTGGCGCAAACAAAAGTGTATCAGGTGGAACAACTGTAACAACTGTACGTAGAGTATCTACTTACTCAACCAACAATATAACTAATGCTGGTCCAGGAGATTCAGGTAATATTATTGTTAAATTGAACGGTGCTAATGCGGGTGTTCGAACACTTACTGCTAATTTAAACGGCAATGGTACAATTGGTAACTTGACTATATTTAATAATTATGATTATCGTAATGCAAATGCAAATATTGCAGCTGGTTTTTGGAGTGTTTTCTCTGCTAACGCATCAGGTACTGTTACACAGGGTTGGAATGAAGTTTCTATTACTGACAGCGCAGCCGGTAATACAAATACACCATCATGGTATTATGATGCAAGTGTACCAGGCACACCAACGTTCAGTAATGTTGCAATAACAGCGCCTGTATCACCAAGCTACACATATTCTAGTACTGTACCTCACTATAACAGTACAAATCAGTTTGCTATTACATTTGATGTTAATAAACTAAGCGGTGACATGTATCCAACAAGCGATACGTTTGTAACAGGTTCAGCATCCGGAGCATTTGGAGCACCAACAAGTAAAACATATTCAGATGCAGGTATATCAACACCTCTAGCTAAAGATTTATATGTGGCTAGTGGTAATGCTTCTGTTAGTACAACATCTACTATTATATCAGGATTTAGTTCAAGCTCAAGTGGTCCTTCTGTAAGTGTATTAAACAGTTATAATACAGGAACTCAAACATTTAATCCGGGATCAGTTGTTCTTTATAAGACAGGTACTGCTAGTACGATGGAAGAAGCAAACGTAGTAATTGGTTCTACTATTGGATCAGGTTCTGGATTAGCTTTTAGAATTATAAATCCAGGTAGTACAGATACACCAGTATACTCTGCTAATGCAACGGCATTTAATAGTCAATCAAGTACACTACAAACTTATGATGCTACTATAGTAGCTGCCTCACTTAAACATGACCAAACAAATTATGCTAGTGGTTATTTACCTGCTGGACCTAATCTAAGTACAGGTCGTAGTACGGCACAATATTTTACATTCAAGTTTATTAGAACATCAGTTTCTAAGTTTGATATTAAATGGACTGGCACTATAGCAGGACTCTGGGTAGCATTGCCTGGTAGTGGTATCGATACCTCATCTACACTTAATGGCTGGTTAGATTTAAGTACTGCATATGCAGGTGCTGGTCAACCAGGAGCAGGTTCAGGGGGTAACGGAAGTAATGGGGCAGCTCTAGGTGGTGTTGCACCATTAAATTCAGCACAAACAAATAAAGCAATAACAGCAACGTTTGGTACTGTATCTAGTTCAGGTACTGCAACCAATGAGATTTATGTTAGAATAAAATTAACAACCGGGCAAACAGTATCAGCCCTTTCATTACAGACTGCGAGTAACTAATTATGGCCGTATCACAAGCACAAATCGTTGACTTACTATATAAACAGGCGTTTGGAGTAACAAAAACCGACACGTCAACTAATAAGAGTCCTAGTAACGAATCAATTCCTAGCCCGCTATTAATGCGAGGAGATACAATTTGGTTGAATTCTAGTTCTATTCCAGGCACGGCTGCAGATACAGCAGGGCTAGTTCAAGCATATACCGGATCAAGTGCAATACAAACTACAGCGGATACAACAACAGTGCCAGTAGGTGGAGTATACCCTACTTGGAAAACAAATTTAACCGATTGGATTCCAGCAGAGTTTGGTGCAACATATAACGTAAGTGTTTATGTAGACAATGCTAATGCGGCTAATCCAGTAGCTACTGGTACACAAATTTTTGCTGCAGGTTCAGGTGGTAATGGTCAATTTTACTTTAACTATACATCAGGTGTATTAAACTTTATTGGTGAAACTATCCCTTCGGCACTTACAGCAAGTAAAGTTTTATACATTGTAGGTTATAGATACA